TTGGCATCAGCCCTTCCCGTATTAATGACTATATTTCAGGGCGTTCCGAACCAACACTTAAAATTGCAAGGTTACTTTGTAAAGTATTGAATATCCCCCCAGCGTCTATGCTAGGATTTTGAATATAGTCTTACGGATTGGGATTGTATGTCTATTATTATATTATAACTAGAATATCCTAAATTCGCCTATTTTTTTTGTTGTGATTTAGTGCCTTCATATCTCAAAATACTATGTGCGAGATTTGAATAATAGAGGATGCAATTTGCCCCTCTATTATTAGGTAATTTATTTGTTATAAGCTAAGTTCTTTTTTATCATACATGTCAATAGCTTTAAAATACTCATTGGAATATTTATAAAGATCGTTTAAATTCTCAATAAGATGCTTGACTTCTTTTTTATTTTCATCAATTGTTGCTACGTATTTATTTGATGTGTTAAAATACATTCTACATATATACTTTCGATTATTGTCATCAAGTAGTATTGAAAAATAGTTTTGGGCATCTCGGTAGAACAATCTCGATACATCAATTTTTTCTCTACAAATTGATTTAATAATCATAAAAGCTTCAAGCTCTTCATTTGTAGTATTTATTTTTGCTTCTGTCATATCTGCTTCAGAAGTATCTTCCGCAGAAGACTCGGCCTGAGCTTCTTCTGATTTAAGTGCAGATTTCAATCGTTCAGCAATTAAGTCATTAATATATCCGCTAATAGACTTTTTTGTTAAAGCAGTAAATTGATCTAGTAATTTAGCTGTAATCATACCATCGTATACTTGCTTTGCAAAGTATTTAACGAATTCCGGAGATGGAGCTGCAAATTCTTTGGCAATAATATTCTTAAGCTCCCCTGTGTATTTTAATTCACTTGCAGAACTTAAAATGTTTTCTACATCAAAATAAGATTTATGAAACTTCTTTAGTTCTTCAATCTGAGATTCTTTAATATCAGTTATGTCTATTTCAAGGAATGGTTTCTCATCCATTATATTCGGCTCTATCAAATCCGTATAGAATCTATAAATTATACCGTTAGTTAGAAGTCCAAATTTGGCTTTAGATACGTTGAAATACCTTAGTAGTTGGTTGTCGTGGAGATTTAAATCCTGTGCCCAATGTTTGCATTCAATTAATAAGATAGGAGTACCATCCTTCATAATTGCATAGTCTATTTTTTCTCCTTTCTTAGTCCCGATATCACAAACCATCTCCGGCACAACTTCTAAAGGATTAAACACATCATATCCCAATGTATTAATAAAAGGCATAATAAAGGCGTTTTTTGTGGCCTCTTCTGTACAGATGTTTACTTTGAGTTTTTCTACTCGTTCAGTAAATTGTTTGATAGAGTCTTTAAAATCCATAGTATTATTTATTTTTTAAGTTAGTAATTTTATAGCGGAGTGATAGGTTAACAATACAAATATATATTCAATAAATTAATAAACAAAGCATTTATCAATTTAAATATAAATAGACAATAATCACTAACTAAAAAATATTTGGATATTTAAAGAAGGAAGGGACTTGAAGGGGCTATTTGTAATTTCAATTTCCTTTTTTTCTATTGAGCCGGTAGCCGGACTTGAACCGGCGACCTACGCGTTACGAAGTCTCCTGCTTTTATGATTATAATATATTGAATTTCAGTTTGTTATAGTCGATGTGCGAATAAACGAAAACACACTTTAGTACACAAGATTATAAATCATCGTTATTTATGTAATTCACAGGTCCATAAGAAAGCGTTACATAATAGTAATATTTTCCGCTTTTACTTTTGCTTTTAAAAACCCCCAATGTTATAACGTATCCGTCAGGGCATAATTCATTTACACCGCATACATAATATTTCATGGAGTTCTGTATAATAGTTTCAATTACATATTTCTTTGATAAAATTCCTTTTATATATTCCCTTGTTTTTATAGCATCTTTTAATTCTGATAATTCATATGGAGTGCTAAAAGTAGCTTGATTAAAATACCTTAATCCTGATCTTCCATATTGAAAGCCAAAATCAGCCGATTGGAACTCTATAGTTCCAACAGATATATTATAATAAGATATGTTATTTATGGTGCTATATGAAGCCATCACCCCGTATCTTTCTTCTAGAATCTTTTTAGCTTTATCATAGGAACATCCAAAATCAATACCGGCAACTCCATTCACTACTTGGCTCTCATATTCAGAAGCCACTGCGGCAGCAGCCTCGGAAGATGCAGCTTCTACTGCTGCGATTGAATCAGAAACACGTATTGAATCCGCTTTAGCCCTTAAAGCTTCCATACTTTGCCCATACCCGTTAACAAATAGCAAAGTAAAACCAATAATTAAAATAATCTTTTTCATATTATACACTAATTATAAATACATCTCCACAAGCTTTTAAAAATGCCATTATTGCTATTACAACAAGAATGACAGTGCCTATCTTTTTTAATAATTCCATTAATAGCAAATTTTACAGGGTCTTCTTCCCATTTCTTTGGCATCGGTCAAGCTGATTTCTTTTAACTCGCCACTACATCTGATTAAACCCTTACACTTCTTGCTCGCATGATAAACGGTTGCTTTTGGACCAGTGCAGATATGAACTGAATCTTTCTTTTCCATTCCTATACTCATACTCAGTAACGGAATACACAATAAACTTAGTAGTAATAGCTTTTTCATAATATCTGTTTTTTGGTTAGTATATCATATTTTATGCACTCTTGCCGTTTTTTCTCTGACTTAATCCGAGTTGTTCTCTCATTATACTATTTTCCCCCTCAAGCCTTAAAATTTCTTTTTTGGCCTCTTCCAGTTTTTGTTTGAGTGATTCCAATTCATCACTCAAACTATTATCTGTCTTAACAGATGTACTTATGCCAGTCATTAACCAAGCAATATCAAGTGACGGGTAATTTATTGCAATGCTTTTTAATTTATCAGGTTGGATTGATTCTCTCATTCCAGCGATGAACCCAGAAGATACACCTATAGCATTGCAGAAATCTACAGCTTTTATATTGTTTTTCTTTAAAAACGCTTTAAGCCTTTCTTTTACGGTACTTTCCATTATTTTGTTATTTATAATTATTCTAAATTAATAGCAATGCAATAAATAATATCATTTTTGTTTTGAGATATTATAGCAATGCAATATATTTGCATAGAAGTTGTTCGTATGACATGTGCAAATACAATGCAACGATTAAACTTGAAGCTGCAAATATAAATATTAAATATTAAAAATATGGCACTAAAGACAATTATCGTAGAAAGGGGAGTGACAAATTCACTCGCAAGGAAGTTTAACTGCTCTATGCAATCAGTCCGGATGGCGCTAAGAGGAGTAACCAGTACAGACAGATCACAGCTCATAAGGGAAGAAGCCCTCAAGTCAGGCGGCTTCTACAAACCAAACCTTAGAAAAGCAAACCTAGTGTAGTCGTGGCATGCTCACGTAGAGGATATTGAGCATGCCGACAAAGCCATAAGGCAAGTGATCTTTCGTAATGTGAACGCTCGTATCAGGCATTACACCCTAATACGAATACGGACAAAATAGGATTAGCAGATAGTGCATATAGCAGGGATGCGGTGATTATGTACAAGGCTGCTGTGGATAAGTAGAGTAACGAAAATCGTCACACGTGTAAGTAGTCGGGTTTGGCGTCCGTCTCGCTCATATAACTGTTAGTCCGAAAAGTCTATATCAGTAAGCATACGGGGGTAGGTGTCCGTACGCTAACAGTATAACCCCTGACAAAAACGTGATGTTGTCAATCAAATTGGCTCAGGGGAACGAACTAAAATTTGAATTTATGAAAACAATAACAATTATCTCAATCTGGGCAATAAGCTTTGCTCTTTCTGCACTGTTTGTAAACGGTCTAAACATAGTATTTTGGCTGTCATTTATAGTGTTTTGTATCTGTAGCCTGTATATGGCTAAGAATAAAGAGAGAATGTTGAGAGATTTAGAATAATAAGAATAAAGCCCGCTAAAAAGGTAGTCTTCAATCCGGTCAATAGCGATGACACGATGTGCACTCGTGGAAATCAAACGGATCGGGCGGGCGAACGGGTGGTTAGTTAACGGCAGACACGGGATTGTTTCTCCCGAGATAGCGGTTCGATTCCGCTACCATCCACAATGGCGATGTTGCCAGAATTAGAAATGCCGCACAAAAGGAGTGCGTGAGGTGAAAGTCCTCTTAGAGTTTTACGTTTTGCCAAAACCCTCTGATGTGAATCAGGGGCTTGTATAAAGTCCTGTATCGAGCGAGGTGCAGGCAAAATTCGGAGAAGTGGCGGAATTGGTAGACGCTACAAGAGAATTTGGCACTCTGCTCTTTACAGGATTAGAAATCCAGTGGTTGCCATTATATCGGTTCGATTCCGATCTTCTCCGCATCGCCCTCGACAATATCGTCGGGGGCTTTTTCTTGAAACAATTTAAAAATTAATGATATGGAAGAGCTAATTAAATTATCAGGTCAAGAACTCGTAGAGTTATGCCTGAAATTGCAAGGACAGCTAGAAGAGGCAGAAAAATCAAAAAAGACTTTATACGAAATGTTCGAAGCGGAAAGAAAGAAGCTTGAATCTTTCAGGAATGCAGTTAAATCGGTAGTAACATTAGTAGAATAATGGACGAGTTACTATTACTACAGGAACTGGAGGATATAAAAAACTATCCCTCAGACATTCTTCCTCATTACGGATATGGCGATAAAAAGGAACTCATTGAAATAATAGAAAATGAGATAACCATACTATCCAGATACGAAGAACCGCAGGAAGATATGGAGGAAGAGGAAGCCGACAGAAGAAGAATATGTGAAGTTCAAGGATTATCGAGATGGATATAGAAAAAGTGCTTCGAGTTGCAAGCAAAATAACCTTAGATAAATCAACTGCACAAAAGTTTGTCGGTGGCAGGCGCAGGCTTGAAAAGCTAATCTCTCAAAACAAAGTGAGAGCCGTGAAGACCGGCTCTACTAAAATGTCACGCTATTCAATTAATGCGTGTGATGTACTAATGTATGTAACTGAAAAATAATATGGAAAATCTAGACATATACAACAAACTTAGAAACGTTCCTGAAAGCGCTAAGAAACAGATACAAGCCGGAAGACTTAGAGGTAAAACTGATATTAACCCAATGTGGAGACTAAAAACTCTCACGGAAGTATTTGGACCTTGCGGTATCGGGTGGAAGTATGAAATTGTAGAGAAGTGGACCGAGCAAGGAGCTGCAGGTGAAATTGCATGCTTTGTAATCATCAACCTCTTCATTAAATATGAAGGCAACTGGAGCGAAGCTATTCCGGGAGTAGGCGGTAGTTCTTTTGTTGCTAACGAATCGAAAGGTCTATACACTTCGGACGAATGCTATAAGATGGCACTTACAGATGCTATATCTGTGTCTTGCAAAGCATTAGGTGTTGGAGCAGACGTGTACTGGGATAAAGATGAATCCAAGTATACTAAACCGGAACACACTCCTGTTAAAACACCGCAAGCTCTTCAAAAGAAATCTCTTCCAAGAGATAAATTTGATGAAATTACGCTAATGGCGTGGATATATAAAAAAGAACTAGAAGCAAAAGATAAAGGAGTTAGGTTCAGCTCATATGGATTACTAGAAAGCTCGTATGCTCTTACAAAAGAAGAGATAAATGAGATCACAGCTAATTATCAAGAATATAAAACAAATAACAACTTATGAACGAATTAACAGTAAACAAGATTCCCGCAAGTAAGGAAGAACAGGCTGTCCTATCCAGTGCGATGATTAATTCTGTTTTAGATGGAGAGATAGACCCTATCAAAGCAGTAGTTCAGGCTAAGAGCCTATTAGAAACATTAACTCTTTTCCTTAAAGACAAAGGCGTTAACGACCTAGTTCTTAGGGAAGTAGAGAAGTACGGCAAACAAACCTCTAAAGATGGTGCTACAATAGCCATTAAAGAAGTTGGCTCAAAGTGGGATTATTCCGAATGCGGTGATCCAATATACAACAGTCTATCTGCCAAAAAAGCAGAGATAGAAGAAAAGCTGAAAGAAAGAGAGGCTCTTCTTAAAGCTACTAGAGAACCACGTACGGAAGTTGACGAAGAAACAGGCGAGGTTTACACAGTAAATCCTCCTAGTAAAAGCTCAACAACTTCATACGCTATAACATTCCAAAAATGTTCCGTATAAGCGTTACAAGCCTTGAAAAGTTCAGAAGAGTTATTCATAAGGTTAGCAGATTCGATACAGAAGAAAGCCTTATAGAAAATCTATCTGGAACTTTTCAAGGAAATGAGTATACGCATATAGGTTATGCTTTCCATAAGATATTAGAAACAGGAAAAGCAACCTACATAGGAGGCAACAAATTTGTAGAGCCTACAGACGGAGGATATGTTATCCTTTCTTATGAAGCCGTTGAGAGCGTTCTTATACTAAGAAAAGAACACCCTGGCAATCATGAAGTACATGCAGGTAAAGACTATAAAACACCGTATTTCGACATACATGTACACGGATATGCAGATTTACAATATGATAGCGTTGTACGAGATGCCAAAACAAAGTACTCTACCCCGCATGCGCAAGACTACAAAGACTCTTGCCAATGGACGTTTTACTTAGATATGTTTGATTGTTCAAGATTCTATTTTGATGTTTTTGAGTTTAGCGGATATAAAAAGAGCATGGGATTAGACACTACTCAAACAACATTTATTCCTTATTCTCCTATTGAATGTATAAGAGATTCTAAAATGATAGAATATAATCAAAATCTTATCAATCAATTTTGCAAATACATATATGATAACAATCTATTTCACTTACTAAAATTAAAAGAAGATTTATGAGCAAAAGTGTAAATCAAGTGATACTCATAGGCAACGTTGGGAAAGAACCTGAAATCAGGGTTTTTGAAAATGGTATCAAAGTTGCCACATTTAGCGTAGCTACCTCCACGGGTGGCTATAAAAAACAAGACGGAACGGATGTTCCTGAAAAAACAAGTTGGCACAACATTGTAGCATGGAGAGGATTAGCTGATATTTCAGAAAAGTTTGTTCACAAAGGTGACAAACTTACAGTAATAGGCTCTATTTCTTACAGGGAATACGAAAAAGACGGTGTTAAGAAATTCATTACGGATATTTTAGCATCTGATTTAGTTTTAATGGGAAAATCGGACACATCAACCAAACCTCCTATAACAGCTAATGATATTCCGTCTAATGACTTTCATCCAGTTCAGGATGATTTACCGTTTTGATTTTTTACATAATATTATTTAGTATGAGATGATATTTAACCTAAATAATGAATACGAAATACCCAAATTCAAAGAGTACGTAAATAAGTTATACGAGCAAAAAGCTATCGTAGAAGTCAAAAAGAAACTTCCAAACAGAAGCACTCAACAGAATAGGTATTTCTATCTGATATTATCTTGGTTCGCATGCGAAACAGGATATAGTGTTGACGAAATCAAAGTCGACATATTTAAACGGATATGCAACAAAGAAATCTTTGAGCGATACCGAGAAAATAAGCATGGAGAGAAAATAAAATTCCTCCGAAGCTCGTCAGACCTTGATACCCTTGAAATGACAACGGCTATTGACCGTTTTAGAAATTACGCATCTGCTCAGGCTGGGATATATTTGCCTAGCCCAAATGAAAGTCAATTCCTGACTTATATAGAGCAAGAGATTGAACGTAACAAAGAATTCATATGATAGACCTATTCGGAAAAGTTGAAAAACAATCACGCATATACAGACGTGATTCAGTTGGTCGTTTTGCCGGTGCCAAGCAGGCAATATACGAAAGGGCACTAAGAGAAGCTGCTATGTATAAGCAACTCTACTTAAAGGAGTTATCCCGTAGTCGTGGAATAGCTAAAATACTAAGAATTAAAGACGAATTAATAAATAAACTTTCTAAAAAATAAGTTATGATGCACACATGGTTTGAAGTAAAAATCCGTTATGAAAAAATGATGGATAACGGAATGAATAAAAAGGTTACAGAACCTTATTTGTTCGATGCTCTTTCATTTACCGAAAGTGAAGGTAAATGTATTCAGGAAATGACACCGTTTATAACTGGAGAATTTACAGTGTCTGATATTAAAAGAGCCAACTATAGCGAGATTTTCTTTTCGGAAGAAGATTCCGCAGATAGATGGTTTAAATGCAAACTGATGTTTATCACGCTTGACGATAAGAGCGGTGCGGAAAAGAAAACTGCTACTAATGTATTGGTTCAGGCAGCCGATCTTCGTGATGCAGTCAAGAAGCTGGATGAAGGAATGAAAGGTACAATGGCTGACTATCAGATCGCTTCGGTAGCGGAAACAGCTATCATGGATGTATATCCTTACATACCAGAAGAAGAGAAAGAAAAGAAAGAAGAATAACAATCATCCCGCACCGTCCACGAGGCTACCATTTAATTGGAGTGCGGGAACAAAACCAAAATTATTTATTATGAGGAAAGTTAGTAGTAAACAATCCATAAGGAATAGGGAGGTAGCAAGAATAAAAGCTAACCTCCCTAATTTTTGCTGCCTATGCGGTCAAAGACCTGTAGATGCAGCGCACTTATTGCCAAAATCTGAATACCCTGAGCACTATACTAAAAAGTGGAACATCGTGCCGCTTTGCCGTTCATGCCATGAAAGGTACGATAGTGATAGGAGATTTAGGAGAGATCAAAAGAAGTTAGTTGAGATTGTGAAAGAACATGATCCGTTAGCTGCTAATAGATATTTTGGATTGTAAAAATTAAAAATGTAAATTATGAAAGATGAAAATTATAATAGGGCATGTGAGATAAAAAAAGAAATAGAATCTCTTAAAGAGCATTTGAAACAGCTTGAAAAAGCCCGTTTCACTGAAACCAATAATGGCTTAACATTCAGATTCAATGATCATCACATAGAAGTTAGGCTAACAGGGAAATATATTCCTGATAATTTCAATGTGAATTATGTGAAATCAGTAGAGGTTGCGATTGAAAATTTAGAGTCTGAATTTGATAAATTATAACCAGAAAGGAGCTAATATGAAACCAGAAGAATTAATATGGAACAAAGTAAATGATACTAAAGTTTTTTTTGCAGATAATTTTTATAGTAATCCGCAAATCGTATTAGATACGATAAACAAATTACTGAAGAATAGTCATGTAGCAGATCAAGAAATCTATCAAGATAAAGCGTATCTTTTCATGGAGGTATTTGAAAATGAAGAGACAAAGAAGATTCTGTCTTCTGTAATTTCAGATTTAGATGCTTACAAGAAATATAATAATCAGAATTATGCTTGTGACGAATCAACCGAAATCGGACTATGCGCGCTCCAAAGCGAGTACAACAAGCTGCATATTTATGGAGATAGCGAACTTTGCCTTAAATATGATCTTAAAAATAAGATTTTTGTTTTTGCAAGAGACCTAAATCCGTTTTTTTTAATAAACGAGCGTGTAAAATGCATTAGAGATGGCAAAACTGATGTTGAAATAGGGACAATATCAGAAATAAACATTCTAGACGCACTATGCGAATCTGATTGCGGAGATAAATGGGAAGAAACTGTTTATAAAGTTAGATTTTTAAATGAAAATAAACAATTTGAATATCAAGAATTTGTAGAATCTGATTTAATGAAACATAATTTTAACCAGAAATGATACAAATAATCAAGGGTAAAATACCGTCTAAGAGCAATAGTTACAAAATAGTAACTATCCAAGGTCATGCTAGCCTTGCCAAACAAGCCGTATTAAGAGCCTATGAGAAGTCTTTTTATCTCCAGTGTAACTTATATCGCAATAAGATGATAAAAGGCTTATTTGAGCTTCGTTTAGGCGTCTACTATGAGAATCAACGCCCAGACCTAGACAATTCAATGAAGATATTGCTAGATTGTCTACAGGAATGCAAGGCAATAGTCAATGACAGGAATTGCGTAAAAATTACAGCGGAGAAGTTTATCGACAAGGATAATCCGAGAATAGAGTTTGAATTAGTTGAAGTGTAATTTTTAATGATAGATAAATTGAAAAATAAAATGTTTCAGCTTAGAGATTATCAGAAAGCTGCATCCGACAAGGCTGTGGCTTTTTTTATGGACAAAAAGAGAGTCCATAACGCTATTATGGTACTTCCTACAGGGAGTGGAAAATCATTAATTATTGCAGATATAGCTTCAAGGCTAGAAGGTCATACTCTAGTTTTTCAGCCGTCACGTGAAATTTTAGAGCAAAACTACAAAAAGCTATGTTATTATGGAATACTAGACTGCTCTATTTATTCAGCTTCTTTTAACTCTAAGCAAATAAATAGAATAACGTTTGCCACGATAGGAAGCGTTAAAAGTAAACCTGACCTATTTACTCATTTTGA